TAAGGCGTTCTGAACAACCGCGAGTTGAGTACCTGCTACAGCAGAACCAAGTACGATCAAACCAGAATAGCGTTCGGTTTGAGCGGAAGCATTTTTTTGCTCAATCGAGCCACCGAAGTGAGTCTCTGCCACTTCGTCGGTAATGTTGTACCGCACACTGAAATCGGTCGTGTGGTCCAACAACGTGATAATAGTACCAAGGGCTTCCGAGGTACTTGGGTTCGGTTTCGCCAAGTTGAGTAAGTCATTACCCGAGACAGCCAAATCCCAAACCTTTTTCTGCAAGGCTCGGTGTAGCCACCAAACGTGAAAAGTGTCAGTACCGGAGACAAACGTAATCGAGCCGTTCGCCGCGATTGCATACTGCGCTAGCCAAGCGGTGACCGCTGTAGCTGGTGTTGCAAAGTCTCTGTCATAGACAGCCATCGTTATTTCCTCGGTTACTCAGCCGGTTGGAGCCTGATAGTTATAAAAAATCCATTGATTGTGTATTCGCCTGAAAAATCCTGCTGGATGTAATCGGTACCGGATATATCATGCTCCCGCGCCCACCCAATAACAGGAGTATCAGCATCATATGCTATTGTATCCGTAATTACACCACTTCCGTTCACTGCACCGGTCAGCAAAATACTCTTATCTGAGGCCTTCAGCAGTTGAACGTGGGCCGTTGTGAGGGGCGTATCGTCAGTGGCATCCAACACAGTTACTTCCAGTGTAATGACATCGAACACCAGAGTAACAGCTACGCCAGCCGAATCATCCTTGAATAGATTTGAAGCCGTGGCCGGTACTCCGTCAACCGTACAACCGACCAAGCTGCAATTTAATGAGCCTGTCGTTGCGTCAAATCTAAGGGCACATCCGTTATCATCCTCGACAGCGGCGAAGCCATTGAAGGCGATGCCAGTCAAAACAATGTTGTCGTCTACGTTAGCGCCGAAGCGTATAGCGTGATGTGCGGCAGCGCCCTGCGTAAAGGTGGTGTTGTCCAGTTCCGAGATGTTGGTAGCGGCTGTAGTTGTGCGGTCATCGAAGACGGCACCTTCGTCAGCGGCTACCGATGATGCCAATATGGATGAACCCGATATGTCAGCCTCATTCAAATTGATCCGGCCACTTAGCGACCAAGTGCTGTCCAGACATACGCTGGTAGATGCAAAGGTCGTTGTGGAAAAGCCCTTGAATTGGCAGAGCGAACCAGTGAATGTACCGACATTGAGCGTCAGTAACGACGGAGTATTGACCCCGAGGTGAGAGATGATGATGTTCGTCCAGTCTACAGTTGAGGAGGCGTTGCGTATCTCGAACTCGTTGAACCCTGCTGGCAGGAACGGATCATCGAGAACACTGATACTGCGGTCAGCGTCAACAAACTGTACGGCTGTGGCGACTGTGCCCATGACGAACGCGCCGTGGAACTGGTAGCCACCAGCTACCGGAGTCAGGATGCCCCAGCGATTTGTAACAGTAGCGTCAGTCGAAGCAGCGGCAGCAAAAGTGCCAGACGCTACGGTGAACCCTTCAGTTACCTGTAGCTCTCTGCCGTGCCGGATATTACCTACTGCATTGGGGTTGCCTTTAAGGGAGCCAGAGCTAAGAATCTTCCACTCCATACCGAAGTGATCCCAAGTACTTGCAGCACCGGGAGTGCCCGAACTGTATGAACTTGTCTGTGTGGGGTCGACTGCATAATTGACCCAACTGAGAAGTTCAGACCCTTCTACGTCATTCCCGTCTACATTGAATCCCGCGAAAACAGCGTTCGACGTTCCCATGATGACTGAGCCACCTTGGTTGGCAACGGTGTCCATGATGTTTCTGTTTGCCTGCCGACCCCATATGAATACGGCATCACCAGCGGCGATAGTCGGGGCGGCTACATCATCGTGGATGATCCCCTTCTGGATGGCTGTGAAGCCTGCCTTACTTATGCATTGGGTATCGTTGATGAAATAGTCTGTTTCATCTGCAAGACCGCCCGCACCGCCGCCCGTAGCAAAGTAGCTGGTAACTGCTTGAGCATCATCTATGAGAGCTAGATCAGTGGCGTATACCGCAGTAGCCATTGATTACCCGCCAGCGTCTTCGATAGCACCCTTGGTACCTCGATAGTCCCTACGCACGGTGGCTGGGCTTGCGGGTTTACTTTCGGGTTTGCTTGATGATGGGGGTTTGCGGGGGTTTAGTAATCGCGTGTCATCGCTTTTGTCTCCGACTTTAGGTCGTTTGCGTGTCGTACCACCGGGCTTCGGGGTACTCATTGGAGCGCCGTATACTTTCCCGCCATCAGCCATCTTCTTTCGGTTGCGACCGGGGTGGGCACCACCCGGACCAGAATCACCCGGCTTACCCGGTGTGGTAATCAAATTCGGCTTACCGCCAGTCTCCGGTTTCTTCATCGGCTTTTTCTTCACTACACCACCATCGGCCATGCAGTTTCCATACTTACGGTTGATTCTCATCCACCTGCCCTCATTCCGGGTCGCCCTGTCGGGCCTTGAAAGTCACCTTCGACTTCCTCTCGTGCTTTCTCCGGTCCCGCTCGTTCTTTCTTGGGGCCGGGTGCTTGCTCGGGGTGCCCAGTCTGACCGCCCTCATTGGGTGGTTGCTGTTGGGCCTGTTGCGCTTGAGCTATCTGCGCACGAATTTCTTCATCGTCAGGGATGGTCTTCTCATGCTCCAAGCCGAGGTTCGTGGCGACACTGCGAAGAATGTTGGCACGACCGGCTGGCCCCATGATTTGCATATCCATCGGATTAGCTGTGAGTTGTAGGAACTCAAGCTGGCGCATTCTATCTTGCTCACGTTTCACCGCATGGTTGACTCCTTTGACGACGATCAATTCATCGCCCTTAAAAGTACCCGGCTGGGTCAGCATAACCATATCGAACAACTCCATCAGCAACGGAGAAATGACTTCCCTGTCTATCGATGCAGCGACATTCTGAAGCGTCTTGGATGCGTTGCCCATGAGCATTGCCAGTCCAGACGCAGTACGACCGGCACCGCCTACTTTCTCGCCACCAGTCATGTAACTTGGAATCGCGGAAATCTCATTAGCCATCGAGTTCCACTCTTTGTAGATGCCCATGAGTTCTTGGCCATTGATATTCGGCTGGTAGAACGAGACTGGCTCTGTGCCGGATGTGACCATTGCCGGGTCGTAATTGACATGCCACCGCTTCCACGGATAGAGATCGTCATTCTCAGTCGGCTGCATTACGCCGTCGTTGATGACTACCTGCGGCCCGGATGAAATGCTGGCGTTATTGACCAGCGCACGAGCAGCAGCGTTGCAAATTGACTGTACGTCTTCGAGCAGATCAGGGAGTCCCTGTCCGATCATGGCTCCCGGTACCTGCTCGAAACTTGATAGGTAGTACGGCGGGCGGTTGTCGTTCGTAGGGTTCATCTGTACTTTGATGACCCATCGGTCAATCAACCAAGCCTTGACGTGGTACTCCTGAGTTTCGTCTGGAACCTCCTGTTCAGTCATTCCAAATTCTCGAAGCATGTATCCCGAGATATAGCCAGTGAACTCAGCGGTGTCGATCAACGACGTGGCAGTTCTCGCCCATCGCTCACGGTCCTCTAGCTCCGCACGTTCGGTGTCAATCGTATCCCACCACTCATGCAGGCCATCCATGCGCGCACGCTCCAGAACCTCATTCACGGCTTCTGTGTTGTAACCGGGTAGGCCTTTCACCTGACTCAATTCAGCGCGACTCAGTTGAATCCGCTCAACGAAATCAGCTTGCCTCGGATGCGAGGCACCGGGCGACCAATAGATGTCAAACGGTGATACACGATCCCAATACATCTTGGGAACTGACTGGCGTTGTGGTTGGCCGTCGACCCATTTCGTCTGCTCCTTGTTGCGAACAGTTGGGCCTTTGATACAGGCGTATGGGAAAATGGGGAGGTCAATAAGGAACTCGGCGAAGGCTTCGTAGAACCCACCTTCCGTGAGCATGTCATCAAGTCTCGCGCTTGCCCGCTCCGCTTCCTCGACAGCAACTTTCTTTGACGCTCTCTCAGCGTTTTTGCGCAACGATGCGACGCGATCAGCGATAGCCTGTTGGTCGATCTGACCACCGGCCTGCATGATTGTCGCGACTTCAATCTTGACGAGTTCTTGTATGTCACCCTCGATCTCATTAGGGACGGTGGGATGTGGGGTCGGCTCGATGTCCCACGGGCGATCCGCACCGAGGTAGACATCACGTAATAGAGCGGTGGCTGCTCGACACTTGGTCGATGTCACACGAGCATAGACCTCGCTACCGCCAAACTGCCTGATGGCGTTTAATGTGGTTTGGTCGTACTCGCCCTTGTAGGTGCGAAGCGCACTGAGCAAGCGTTCTGAGATACCTTCGGCGTTTCGGAAGTTGCGCATGTCAGTCATACGCGCTCGAATGTAGGCAGCTACTTGGGACTCAACGTGCCGCTTATCCAACTCGGCAGCATTGGCCTCTTGCTCGGCCTGAATACGCTCCTGCTCCATGAGATCAGAGTTAGAGACTACGCGAACGAGTCCCTGACCGCCGCCCATGTTTATACCTTGGGAGGAGTCAATATCGCTTTGTCCGGGTATTCCTTGGGAACTTGTAGCCATACGCCTGATTTTCCTGCTATCCTATGCCGGTGTCAATCAATGGTAGCAAATAAATGTCAACGAACATAGTACCTGAAGACACTATTCTGGAACTCGCCCATCTATCTCCACTCATATGTATGGAGCTAGCGGCAGGTTTAAGCGACCCTGAGAGTGTTTGTAGCAAATACAGTATAACCCCACCGCAGTGGGAACGCCTAAGAATTAACCCAACTTTCGTCGGAATGATGAAGGAGGCTTCCGTTGCGTTCACCGGGGACATCAATGCGGGTAAGCGTATCACCAAGAAGGCGGAAATTCTTCTTGAGGAATCCCTGCCTATCCTCCACAAGATAATGTCCCGCGCCGATGCCAGCACACAGGCTGTCCTCGATACCGTCAAACAACTTGGCGTTCTCGCTGGGCGCACTGGCAGGAATGATCTCGGGAATGGTATAGCATCCGGTAGTGGGTTCAACGTGGCTATCCACATCAACACCGGAAACGGCGAGCCTGCGCGAATTGAAGGCGGGAACATCATCGAGCATGATTAAGTCCAAGAGAGTTTCGAGGGAGCTGGCCGTCTCGGTGGTGGGTTCATTGCCTGCATTACTTTGCCGAGATAATTTGCGTTCGTTGAGAGCGCCATATATTGAAGGCAATCAGCAACGTCCGACCAAGGGTGAGTCTTCTCCGGTTTGTCCTCCAACATCCCAGTCGTCTTGCGACGATAGCGATACCAGTATTTCATAGCAGTCGAGGTCACGGTGCAATCCGAACTCAGTATTAGCATCGGCCCACCGTCGACCTGATGCAACAACAACTGCTCAACTGCGCGCAGACGCGGGTCGATGTAATTCGTTGGTGCCGGGTACACATCGAAGCCGAGTCGCTTCAATACATCAAACGGTGAGTCTTCGTTGGTTTGCGATTTATCTCGCCCTTTCGGGTCACCCACCATAAAAATCTTTTTACCAAGGTACTTTTTGTATAGCAGTGGTCGCAGTAACATCGTTGCGAATTGTTCAATGCCCATATCCTCTGAAGTTAATTCGTCAAAAATGACGAGTCGGCCTCGGTTGTCAATTTGCCCGATGAGGCTTGCGGGTGTTCTACCGAAGTCTTGTCCGATCATTATCGGCATTGACTCGACAATTTGTAACTCGTCAGCTTTGACGATATGGAAGTCAGGTTTGAAACTAGCACGGAAAACAGCCTGTCCACCCAATGACTTACCATACTGCGCGTGGACGTGGATGTCGGCCCAGTCGGAGTTGTTGTTTGCTAAAAGATTGTCGTAATAACCGTCAGGTAGATTGTCAGTATTTTCTGCATTTTCGTCGGTGCCGCCGGGCTGTTTGTAAAATGCCCAGTTGGGTGGGCGTTCTATCTCTAACAAGGTATACCACTCTGAATCTGAATCGGGTGGGTTAGTCTCTGCGACGATTCCGAACCAAGTCGGGGGCACGACTGCCTTTGAAGGAAACCGGCCAAGTCGTCCTGACAGTGCCGAGATCAGGGAGGGTTCTATTTCCCTGAATTCTGATACCCACGCTCCCGTTAGGTTCAATGAAAGTAGACGCTGCTGATCCGCCTTTGTGTCGAGTGGAATTAACATCCAATCGCTCTCGACCGTCGTTCCATCCGGCAAAGGAAATCTTAC